CAACTGCATGAGATAAAAGGTTCTCAGTTTCTAAAGCACTTGTCAGAATTTCTGTAGCAATATTATTCCAAATTTCAACAAGCGCGTCGCTCGACGTTCCTGATATTCCTAAAATCACTTTGATTTCGTCATTTGTAATAATTTTTGTCATTTATTCGTTAATTAAGTGTTTAACAAGTGTTTTAACATAGTCATTTGTTTCATCTGTAGTCTTTTCAAGCCCTTTTATGCTTTCTTGAATTACAGGAATTTTGTTCATGTTACTTTCGCATAATTCAATTTTTTCAGTATTTTCAAGAATATCACTCTTGTTATTGTCAATAATATTTACATACGCCTGCGCTGTCAGCATAAATGTCACAATTGTCCCTATAACTGATATCATAATTGAGTAAATTTTTATTGAATGCTTAGAAAAAAATTGAATCATAATTATTTTTTAAGGAAATTTTATGTTGAAATTGCCTTGATTGTTCCAGTTGCGATTGCATCTGAATTTGTACCACCTAGAACAATTTTAAATCTCATATAAATTCCTGTGGTTGTATTTGTGATCGTTACATTTGTCACCGCAGTTGCTTGCGCAAACGCTGTCGCCGCATCATTAAAGTTTATCTTATCAAAAGAAATTTGCGGTGTTACGTCTAGCGTTGGCGAACTTCCGGCAAGAGTTGCAACATCCAAATTCGCTTCAACTTCATCTAAATTTTCTTCGCTTGAATAATCGAATGTTGGTGTATAAGTCGCCGCGACACCACCTGTCAAAGTTGCTCCCGAAAGTGTTGAAGCCGAAGCCGCATTTGTTTGCAGAACCTTTGAATTTCCTGCGACTCCCGGTGTTGAAGCATTGATTGTCACAACCGCACTTGTTGCGCTTGACGTCACTGTCGCAAGTGCCTCTAAAGCCGTTGCGATATTGCCCGCTGTAACGTCGTTTGAAGTCTCAGCGTTAAAGTCAGAACCTTCCGTGATTGTATCTGATCCAACGGTAAAAGTTCCGGCGTCTTGACCACCTGTCAAAGTTGCACCTGATAATAAAGCACCTGCCGAAGCATTTGTTTCTAAAACTTTTGCGTTTCCGGCGACACCGACTGCGGTTGCAGTAATTGTAACTGTGTCGGTAGTAGCAGACGCACCGACTCCACTCAACAAGTCAATCGCAGTCGCGATATTCGTTGCTGTCGTGTCTTCATTAGTTTCAGCGGTAAAATCTGTTCCTTGAACGATAGTATCTGCTCCGATTGTAAATGTTCCATGGTCTAAACCTCCCGAAAGTGTTGCACCTGACAAAGTCACGCCACCCGTTGTCCCTGAATATAATTGATTTCTTGCGTTCCCCTGAACCCCAACCGCAACCGCTGTAGTTGTCACAACATTTGTCGTCGCTGAAGCGCCTTGAGCGCCTGCGTCGATTGCTGAAGCTAAACTTGTTGCAGTTGAATCATTGCTAACCGAAGCCGTGAAATCTGTTCCCTGTACTAAAGCAACTCCGTCAACTGTAATCGTCGCATGATCTTGACCCCCTGTTAATAATGCACCTGAAAGCGTTGCACCTCCGGCAGTTGCCACCTGTGACATATCAATTGCATTCCCCGCACTTCCCCCCGCAGTTGCCGTCACTGTCACAACATTTGTCGTTGCCGAAGCACCCTGCGAACCTGCGTCAATTGCCGAAGCAAGATTCGTCGCAGTCACGTCGTTAGAAGTCTCCGCCGTAAAATCTGTTCCTTGAACATAAGTCACTGCGTCAACTGTAATTTCAGCGTGTTCCTGTCCGCCTGTAAGCAAAGCACCTGATAATACAATATCTGTCCCTGCGTCTTGCGCTAAAGCGATTGCATTTCCGGCTGTTCCGCCTGTCGTTGCAGTCACCGTCACGGTGTCAGTCGTTGCCGAAGCTCCGACTGCTTCAGCTCCATTGATTGCCGTTGCTAAATTGGTTGCAGTTGCGTCGTTGCTTGTTATAGCGTCCCAGTGAACCCCTTCAATATAATCTTGACCATTCACCGTCACAATTTTTCCTTCTAGGGCTGTATAATCGCCGATTTGAATCGTTCCTGTGGCTTGAGCTTCAATAAGTAAAGCGTAACTGTCAACGGTGATTGTTCCCGTTGCTTGCGCTTCAATCAATAAAGCGTAACTGTCGATTGTGATTGTTCCTGTGGCCTGAGCGCCAATCAATAAATTGTAATCTGTCACTTGAATTGACCCCACCGCCTGAATCCCATCAAGCAAGGTATAATCATCAACCGTTATTGTTCCGCTTGCTCTTTGATCGAGTGCTTCAATTGCATAATTAAAATCTTGCATTGTAAATTTAAGTTAAAAAATATGTTTATTTAATACGTTTAGACAAGTTTCATGTCTATTTGTTTTCTCCTTTGACTTCGTCTTTTTTTTCTTCTGTACCTTCCTCACCTTTGCCATCATCTTTCGCTTCTTTTTCAGCCTGAATTTCAGCCTTTATTCTATCCTGTTTTTCCTTTCTTGATTCTTTTTTTGCAGTAGCAACTTTTTCTTCTGTACCTCCTAAAATCTCAAACTGACAATAAGCTCTTACAAGCTTTGTTGCTTGATCTGATTTCATAACAATTGTTTCACCGGCTTTCACAAGAATTTTCTCGCCGCTTCTTTCAGGACGAACCATCATGTCAGCTTTTCCGTTTAGTTTAACGTTTACGTTTACGTTTTTCATAAAATAATAGATTATTGATAAATTTCATAAGATGGCGACGATACGTCGCCACCCTAGAAAAACACCAACTAAACAGTCACATTGATACCTGTAACGATTGAAGGATCACTCATGCTTGCCAATTTGTTTGCGATTGCATAACCAAAGTAAAACCAAGCTTCTAACTGATACCCTTGCGCTCCGAAATCGTACAGTTTCATGTTCAAGTTTCCGTGGAAACCATATTGAACAGCCGGTTTCCAAAGAAGTTGGAATTGCCCTAGCGTATTATTTCCCGCTGTTGTCGATTGTTTACCGTCTGCCTCTGCAAGTTTTAAGTCGCGAGGTGTGTACAAATCAATCCCGTAAATATTTGTGATTGCATTTCCTTCGATTGTTGACCCTTTTCCACGTTCGTTAGCATTTTGGAAAGCATCAAGTCCAAGAGCTTTAGTATATGTCTCACTATTGAACAACCATAAAAGATTTGCTTTATCAGAACTGTATTCACCCATGTCCTTAATTGCAGTCAGAAAATCTGCTTCATCCATTGCACCAACATTATTCGTCTGACTTGCTCCGATAGCTACTTTTCGCAGACCATCACCTTTTAAGTAGTACGAAGGCGAAGGCGGTGTTGAATCGTCAAGATTCACATTCCCAGTTGAAGCGGTCACAATATCACCATTGATAATTGAAGCCTCAATTGTTCGTGCCATAGATTTCGCAATTTTGTCTTTTAACATTGATTCAAATTTTTCTGCACCCATTACATTAAACTTTGATAGTTGATCTGTAATGTCGATCCTCATCACATACTGCTTTTGATTAATTGTGATGTCATCAGTTGGAACGACGGTGTTCCCTTCAATGTTTGCGAATACACCAGTTGTTTTTTCAGCACCTCCCGCGAAGAAAGAAACGTCTCCAATTAAAGGAACTGTTTGCACTTTTTCCATACCTGTTCCGTGATTCCCCGGAAGAGATGGGAGGAAAGTACCGAAAGTCAATGATAAGTCCATAACTTCTTTACCTAGTACGTCATCAGGAACTAATTCTTCACCGCTTCCACTTGTTGAACTGTCCATTTGACTATTTGTTTCCATTTCAAGATTGAACGCTTTCATGTCAACGCCCATGTTTGCCAATAGCTGTAATGATTCTTTTTCCATGTTTAGAATAGATTATTTAAATAGAATTACTGTTTACTGTCCATGTACTTTTACACCCATGTTTTTCAAGCAATCAATTCCGTTTGTCGCAGTATTTTTCTTTTTATCACCTGCCACATTGTCGAACTGATTTACCACACGCACCTTTCGATTTGGCGTATTGTCTAGGGTTTTTTGCAATTCGTTAATTTTTACGTCCTTCTCAGCATTTTCTTTAACAAGTTTTGCATTGTTGTCGACGATAGCTTGAACCGCTTCCTTTGCTTCTTTTGGAAGCACAAAGTCTTCAGCTTTATCGTCTTTTTCTTTTGAATCGTCTGAATCCGATTCTTCTTCAGTTTTTTCTTCCGATTCTTCTTCGGATTTTTCGTCCTTGGAATCATCAGAATCATTCTCAGATTCGTCTTTTTCTTCAGACTCGGAATTCTCATCCGTTTTTTCCTCCGTTTCTTCGGATTTATCGTCACCTGATTCGTCATTCTCAGACTCGTCAGTTTTTTCAGCTCCTTCGTCAGTTCCTTCTTCTCCGCCTTCGTTTTCGTTCTTTTCAACTTCCTTTCCTTCATGTGAAGTTTCTATAGTTTCGTTCTTTTCAACTTCTTTTACTTTACCTTCCGCAATTTCATTTTCCTTTTTTTCGTTTTCCAGTGCGTCGAGTTCTTTTTGATTAGGCATAGCGTGTTTATTAAAAAATATTTCTAAAGCTTCTTTAACTGTTAAAGCATCAGGATTTGAACCGATTGCAACAACCGAGTTTTCAACTCCTTCGGATTTTGTAACAACAAAATCATAATTTTTCCATTCACTATATGGAAGTTTGTAATATTCTTCTTTCGATATTCTTTCACCAGTTTCTTTGTGTTCGAATACATACTCTTTAACAATGCTCCCCGTTGACATAGCAGGAAATCCACCTTCTGCGACTCTCGCTTTGTCAGCATCACCTTCAACCCAATCAAGATTTACAAAATATATCAATTCAATGTTTGTTTCGTTTTTAATAATGCTCAAAGCTTTTCCAATTGGATTGTTTGAATCATGTTGCAATAAAATCTGAGGGTTTTTCTTGTAATTTTTCCAGTCCCAACCGTTAATATCTATTTTATATCCGTTTCGATTTACTTCTCCGGCTTTGAATTGCTGAGTAATAACACCCCTAAAAACTAGGATATTATCTGCTTTCTTAGGCATTGTTGCAGAAGTTCTGATTGCATTATCTGCTTTATTGCTTAAAAGTTCTTCTAATTCGTTAAACTGAATCATTTGAACGTCGTCAGCATTTACAAAGAAACCTTTATCGTTAATAAGTTTTTTCAAGTATTTTTTCTCCATAATGTAATTTATTAGAAATATTATTTTATACGATCGGCAGTGAAACATCTGCAACGCGGATTGTTATGTCTCGGCGCGAGTTGGTCACCTGAAGAAAATTCTTTTTCATAATCAATCCATTTTTCACCCTGATTTGCTTTGCATTCTTTTGTAACACTTGAATCCCCCACTGTTTGCCACTGCTTTTCTACAACTCTTTTCGGATTCTCTTTTTTAAATTCTCTAATCGGAATTGCATTTCCTTCCTCGTAAGCAATACCGATTTGATTTACTGCTATCATTTGCCCCCTCGCCTTGCTAAACACTCCCGCTTCGCCTTGTTTTGATATTAGTTTCGCTGTAGTTTCGTATGATTGGCCATTATCCGCCGCGTCTCTCAAAATTTTGTTTATATGCGTCTTTGTAGTATCGTGAATCGTCCCCTTCTTATTCGATAATTGAAACCTTCTTTCGTCTGTTAAAAATTTAATCGCTTCCTTATTCTTTAAACTAAAACTTATCCCTACTTTTCCGAAGTCGTGCCGTTTGACTGAAGATTTACCACCTTTGAGCATTGACGCTCCCATTCCTTCCACTATCACGTCAGCCACTTCGGCCTGATTCGGTATGTTGTTTGTAACTTTATCAATATCTTTCTTACTCGTATTTTTTGCGAAGTAATTATCTGTTTCCGTCCAAATCTTTTGCGTTGCTTTTAATAAATATGCTTC